GTAATAGGTAATAATGAACTTATTGAGTGGAGGTTATCAGAAAATATGACTAGACCTTTTGCTGATACTACAAAAGTAGAAATGAGTTATGCTATATGTGCTCCTCGTATGTATAAAGGTAGGATAGATTCTATAGTAAATAGAATAACAGGATTTGCAGATATGATACAATTAACTCATTTAAAGTTACAGCAAGTTATGGCGCGTATGGTTCCAGATGGTGTTTATTTAGATATGGACGGTCTTGCTGAAGTTGATTTAGGTAACGGTACTAATTATAATCCAGCTGAAGCTTTAAATATGTATTTCCAAACTGGTAGTATTGTAGGTAGATCGCTAACTCAAGAAGGCGATATGAATCCAGGTAAAGTACCTATTCAAGAATTACAAACATCTAGTGGTCAAGGTAAGATACAAAGTTTAATTAGTACTTATCAATATTATTTACAGTTAATAAGAGATGTGACCGGATTAAATGAAGCTAGAGATGGTAGCATGCCAGATAAAGACTCGTTAGTAGGTTTACAAAAAATGGCTGCTAATGCTTCTAATACAGCTACAAAACATATACTACAAGCTAGTCTATGGCTAACACTTAGAACATGTGAAAATATATCATTAAAAATAGCTGATTCGTTAAGTTATCCTTTAACTTTAAACTCTCTTAGAAGTTCTATATCTACTTATAATGTAGGTACTTTACAAGAAATAGGAAATTTAAATCTTCATGATTTTGGTTTATATTTACAACTTGAACCAGAAGAAGAAGAAAAAGCACAGCTTGAGCAGAATATACAAATGGCTATTCAGCAAGGAGGTATAGATTTAGAAGATGCAATAGATATAAGACAGATTCATAATTTAAAACTTGCTAATGATTTATTAAAGCAAAAACGTAAAAAACGTCAAGCTATGGAGCAGCAGCAAGCACAGATGAACATACAAGCGCAAGCTGATGCAAATGCTCAAACTGCTGAAAGAGCTGCTATGGCTGAAGTTCAAAAACAAGAAGCTTTGGCTGCTCAAAACTTAAATTACGAAAAAGCTAAAAATCAATTTGATATACAGCGTATGCAAGCTGCTTCTCAAATTAAACAGCAAGAAATGCAAATACAATTTGAATACGATCAGAAGTTAAAACAAATGGAAGTAGATCAAATGATACAAAGAGAGAAGTATATTGAAGATCGTAAAGACGATAGAACGAGATTAGAAGGTACTCAACAGAGTAAAATGATAGATCAAAGAAAATTTGATTTATTACCTACTAATTTCCAACAAAAACAATAACCAATTTTATAATATTTTATTATGTCAGAAAAAGAAACAAAGAAGCCTGAGGTGACTAAAGAAGTCAAATCAGAAGGCGGTGATATGAAAATTAAATCAAAGCCAAAATTAAAAAAGTTTAGCAATAATAAAAGCGAACCTGTAAAGGTTGATCTTAGTAAAGATCCTAATGTTAAACTTGAAGAAGATATTAAAGTAGATTTAACTAAAAAACCAGAACAAGATGCCATTCAAATCGGAGAAACAAAGGAGGTACCTGTGGGCGACAAACCCGAAGCTGGCAAAGAAGTGGACAAAGAAGTACGGGTCAGCGATACAGATGAAGTACAAAAGTCCAAATCGCCTCTTGTCGAAGTTACCGAAGAATCCAAACCTGAAGTAAAAAAGCTAGAACAAGAAGTAAAAGAAGCTAAAAGAGATGAGCAAGTATTAGGTAGACAATTACCAGAAAATATTGAAAAGCTTGTTGATTTTATGGAAGAAACTGGTGGTACAGTTGAAGACTACGTAAGATTAAATGCTGATTATTCTAAAGTAAACGAAGATGTTTTATTAAGAGAATATTACAAGCAAACAAAACCTCATTTAAATGACGAAGAAGTTGCATTCATTATGGAAGAAACTTTTAGTTATGATGATGATGTTGATGAACAGCGAGACATCAAGAAAAAACAACTCGCTAAAAAAGAAGCTGTAGCGGAGGCTAAAGATTTTTTAGATGATTTAAAAGAACAATATTATGACGAAATTAAATTACGTCCTGGTATTAATCAAGATCAACAAAAAGCTTTAGATTTTTTTAACCGCTATAGCAAAGAACAAGAAATAGCTACGCAAAGACATGAGACTTTTGTAAATAACACTAAACAACTATTCACTGATGAATTCAAAGGTTTTGATTTCGAAGTTGGTGAAAAAAAGTTTAAGTATGGTATAAAAGATCCTAGCGCTATTGCAGAAAATCAATCCAACATTAACAACTTCGTCGAGAGGTTCTTAGACAATGAAGGTAATGTTAAAGATACGAAAGGTTATCACAAAGCTATGTACGCTGCTCAAAATATAGACAAAATCGTAAATCATTTTTATGAGCAAGGCAAAACTGATGGAATTAAAACCGTAATGGAAAATTCAAAAAATCCTACAACAGCTACTCGTGAGACAGCTGGCGGTGATATTTTTATTGGTGGTCTTAAGGTTAAAGCTATTGACGGAGTAGACAGTTCAAAACTTAGAATTAAACGAAGTAAATTTAACAATTAAAACTATTTAAAATGGGTGTATTAAGTCCTCAGTTCGGAAGTCTTATACCATCGCCTAAGAAACAAACTTTAGTAGACAACTACTTAAATTTTGCTGATGGTGGAGGTAATGATTTCGCGCAACAATATCTACCTGAAATTTATGAAGCCGAGGTAGAGCGTTATGGAAACAGAACGATTGGAGGCTTCTTGAGAATGGTTGGTGCTGAAATGCCAATGATGTCTGACCAAGTTGTATGGTCTGAGCAAAACAGATTACATATCTCTTATGATAATGTATCTTGTTCTGGTTCAGGTGCAAACAATGGTAGTAGATTAACTATCGTAGGTGCAGACAATGCGGTATTTATTAACCAAACTGTAGTAATCATGGATCCTAACGATCCTTCATTTACTGTAAAAGCAATTGTATCTGATTCAGGTGCACAGACTGGTTCTGCTTTAGGTGCTTTAGTATTAGATGTAGTTTGTTACACTAGAGCTAAAGTTAACGCTAACGTCGCAGCCGGTATGACTGGATTAAAGATGTTTGTTTACGGTTCTGAATTTGGAAAAGGATCTACATTAGACAACTCTACAGGTCAATCTATTGAACCACAAATCTCAGTATTTACTAACAAACCAATTATTATTAGAGATAGATACGCAGTATCTGGATCTGATACAGCACAAATCGGCTGGGTTGAAGTAGCTGCTGAAGATGGAACTTCTGGATATTTATGGTATCTAAAAGCTGAAGGTGAAACTAGATTAAGATTTGAAGATTATTTAGAAATGGCAATGATTGAAGGTGAGTTAGCTAACGCTGCACAAGCTACTGCTATACGTACAGCAATTACTAGCTTCCCTGGAACTGCTGGTGCTGGACAAATTGGTACTGAAGGTTTATTTTCTGCTATCAATAATGGTGGTAACGTACTTTCTGGATTTGCTGGTTCATTACAGGATTTTGATTCTGTATTACAATTACTAGATAGTCAAGGAGCTATTGAAGAAAATATGCTATTCTTAGACAGAAAAACTGAATTATTATTTGATAATATGTTAGCACAGCAAAATTCTTACGGAGCTGGTGGTACATCTTACGGTGTATTTGAAAACTCTGAAGATATGGCGCTTAACTTAGGTTTCTCTGGATTTAGAAGAGGTTCATATGACTTCTATAAAACTTCTTGGAAATACTTAAACGACG